GGAGCGAGTTTTTGTTTGAATAGAACTCAGAAAGTGTGTCAGTATATGAAAGATTGGATGTTAGTCGATCGTTGTGTAGAATGCGATCGACTGTTTCACAGACGGGAGGAAGATAGCAAGTATGCCGGTCTCTGTAAACGACACAGAGATATGAAGCCGCAAATGGGTTTTATTGGCGTAGAACAGCCACCTTTTTGGCTTGTTAGAAACTGGATGTACTTTATGTCAGTTCTTATGCTATGTTTTGCTCCTTCTACAAGTTTTATTTGGGATTTGGTGTACGGGCTGCTCTTTATATGCATTTTCACTATGTCCGCTTGTGTTTACACTTCCATTGTAACAATGATATGGAGGATGTTTTACACAAAACGTCGAAATATTTATGAAGAACAGCTCGGAATCCGTTTGCCATCGTTTGTGACTCCGGATTTTGTCGCTCGAGAAACTACTTTATTGTTAGCTTTAAAAACTAGCATCGTTTCTAGTAGTGATAAATCTGGTGTTATTGCTGCTTTAGTATCATATGCTCAAGCTCATAGTCAACGTTCCCTCCTGGGTCATATAATGTCTTTTATGAGATCAGAAAGTGACCGTAATTGGTATGAACTCGTGAGTGGGCATATTACTACCATGATAGAGCAGGATGGTGAAAACGAAGAAAAATGGTTGAATGATTTGAAGGAAGCATTGACTAATTGGACACGTTATCGCGAGAATAAGGATATAAAGAATTTCCTTAAACTCTTGAATTATGTTGTTTCTGTTGGAATGTGCGAAGCTTCTAGTTTGACCTTTAAAATGGGAAGACTTACTTTCTTTGCTCCTGTTGTCTATAAGAATCAAATAAATTGCGTTGATTTAATGGATCTTGTGTGCACAACCGCTATCGGCTTTATCGAAGGTGGCTGGCGTGTATACAAAACAGGTGAAGTATCTGCATTCTTTGCTCACGATGAAGATATGAAGATATTTGAAGAGAAATATAATCGTATTCGTGATATTCATGGTTATTCTTTAACGGGAAACTTAAAAGAACATGCCAACATTGCGGAAACGGATTATGAAGTCCTCCTTGATGAAATTATTGCTCTCGGTGACAAGGTTGCTAAGAAAATATCTCGTACGATGACTGTTGAGAAGAAATTTGTAATGGATAGACTTGATAGATTACGTGATTGGCGAAATGAGTTTACACAAGTTCGCACACGTGGTGGATTGAGGAAATCCCCATTTGCTGTTTCTTTGTATGGAAATACGGGTGTTGGAAAGAGCACTTTAAATCAGTTGACATATGAAGCAATTGGTCGTTACAATGGAATTGATGTTTCAGATGAACGAGTTGCTGTGTGGGCTGATAACGATAAGTATGCTTCCAATATTCGTTCATCGACAAATGTTATTATTTTTGATGACCTTGGAAATACAACACCGAAATTTATGGATTTTTCGCCAGTTTATCGTCTTATTCAAACTATCAATAATGCTTTGTTTCTTGCACCTATGGCTGAAGCATTCCTGAAAGGGAAAGTTGCACTTCATCCGTGGATTGTTATGATAACAACAAATGTTGAACATTT